CTTCATACATATTGGATGGTTTTGGTACTGGCTTTCCTGACCTTCTAGCCATTTCCGCTTCCATCCATTCTGCTCTGTTCTTACCTGTAACTACTGGCATATATTCTCCGATTAAATTGCTCTTTCAATTGCTTCTGTATCTACAGCGTTTTCTGAGCTTTGGTCTATTTTAGCCAAAATAAAGGCTAAACGAGCTTTCATACGCTCAATTTCAAGTCTAGTTTCATTGTCAAAAGTTGTGTCATGAGCTTGTGCAGAAGTCCGCATTTCGGCATCAGCCATGCGAGCATCCACATCCATTTTTTTACGCATAGTTTCAGCTTCTTGCTTTTGTTGCTCAATAGTCGCATGGTATTTCAAGTCCATTTGCATAGCTTGTAACTGCTGTTGCAACTGCTGAATAGTTTCCTGACCTTGCTTTAATTGCATTTGAACTTGAGGTGGAATATCTGATTTCTCGTCAATTTGGGCTAATGGATTAGCCGCCGCCAACCTATCAGCCACAATGTCAGCGCCAGGAAAGTCCATATTACGGAAGATTAAGTCGCCAGCCTGTTGCATTAAGCCAGGGTCAACAGCCAACAAAGAAATCATTGATTCAACTGCTTCTTGGCGTTTTGAGTTATAACCTGGGCCTGTTTCCATGACCACATCGTATTCGCCTACAGTCACATCATTAAGGACTTTTTCTACGCCTAAATCATCTAAGCTAGGCTGGTTAACAGTAACCATTTCGCCTTTACCGTCAGCACCAATAATGCGTAAAGCCCTTTGTTTATCGTAAATTTTGGGTATCAGGTCAAGAATAATCCTGCCAGTTTGCCGAATGGAGCGAGTCAAATTATCGTAATAATGGAAGTTGGTCATGTCCACTTGAGCTTGCTGGCCTTGAATAGCCTTGCCTGATTGATTACCTTGGGGAAGTTGGCTAGGGTCATAAATACCTACAACTGCCATTAAATCCGAATTTAGTCCTTGTAAAGCTGTAACCATTCCTGTTGGAGGTGGCTCAGGCTGAAGTCTTTGTGGAGGAGGCGCTGGTCTGCCCTCGCTGTCTGTTTGCTTGTAACGCAACACAGGCATTGATTTAATATTGGCTTGATTCCATTCATCCTCATGTCCTTCGTCTTGGCCTTCAGCTACTAGCCATTTAGCTTTTGGTGCTAATGCGACTGATTCTGTAAGCGCAGTTGACCAAAAGTTATACATACGCTGTGGGTCTTTAGCCATTCTTGTAAGGCCAAACTTTTTCTTTTTGCTATCAACAATCAACTGCTGACCATAAACAGGCACAACAGGAATGTATTTACCAGCCCAATCGGAACGCTCAAGTATCTGCATACCTGTTAACTTTACCCATTTGACCGACTTTTTAACTGTTTCCCTGCGGCTAACCTCATAAATGCCAGCTTCTAGCATTAAGTCTTGGCTAGGCATTTCATCAGCGTAAACGGTACTACCATCAGATAAAAGCACTAATTTGGTACGAGTATGAACGGTATAAAAGTATTCAGCTATGCGAATATCTTCTTTCGTAATCCATTCAGACTGCGAATCACCTGTTCCTCTAGGGGTAAACCCTGCATCTGACTCAGCATCAGGATACATCTTTCTAAATACATCTTTGCTTACGACTTCAGTAATTAAGCATTTTTCTGCATCAGAGCCATCAGGCTCAGTCGAATTAGGGTCAAAATAGACCATAAATGGGTTTTCAATGCGCTTAATGTAGATTTCTTGGTCAAAGCTGTCAGGCTTCATATAGTCTGTAGTAACTCGCCAATAGCCCCAACCCATGCGAACTGCAAAGTCAAACGCATTGTCATAAGCGGCATCAGCATCGGATTGCACTTCAATGTGACGGCATATGCCTGTAATGATTTCGGCTATCTTTGCATCAGATTGGTCATTTACGCCATGCGCTTTAATGCGTGGGCGTTGCTGTCTTTGGCTATTGGTAATCTGACGACAATAAGCATCAATTTTGTTGATGGTTAAATAAGGTCTAGACTCAAGTAAACGGCTATTCTGTATCTCTACAGGCCATTGGTCGCCACCAGCAAACTTTAAATCGTCAAGGGCTTCAACTCGATTATTGGAGTCATTATCCGAACAGAATCGTAAAAATTCTTTCGCTTCCTCAATAATACCGTCATCAGTATTATCTTCAATATCGTCATCGTATATTCCCATAACTAATCCTTATATCATATTTTCAGGACATCCAACTACTTACCTGATAATTTATTTGTTTTTTCTTCACTTGCTTAGGCTCATTAATCATTAATCCTATATACCTAAAGGCATCTGCGCCATGGGAATAATTGTCGTGTAATGGTTTTTGGCTAAATGTTCCTGTGTCAGGGTTAACATCATACCGATAATGCCTTAAACATTGTAAACCTTCATGGCAATTTTCTCTATCAAAATAGCATTTAGGAAAGATTGTCCTAGCAGCATTAATACTATCTGTTATTGGAGTTCTGTCAATAATTCTTACATTGTAGCCAGCCGCCCTTACAATTTCTTCTATGCTTCTACCATTAGCGGCAAGCGTTTTGTTCTGAGCATCATGCGGCAAATACAGGGTATCGTAGACATATCCAAAGGTCTGCATCTTAGCTAAGATTTGGCTCATTGTTGTCTGTGTTGTTTCGTAGTAACGGATTAGCCTGGTTTCCATTCCTATGAATTGTAAGAACCAAACTGCCGTAGCATCTGCCCAACCAATGTCAAACACAGCCATTACAGGCTTGATTGGGTCATAAGGTACTCTGGTAATCCTGCCCTCAAACTCAGCCTGTTGCATTTCCTTGGCAAAGATAGCGCCATCAACAGTCTGGCGGCATACACCTTCCCAAATGGTGTTATAGGCTTCCCTGTCCCTAGCGTATAGAGCATCTTTTTCAAGCCGTAGCGTTTCAGGAAACCAAGGGTTGTCTGACCAGTTAACTCGTTGAACTATGCTGTTTTCAGGTGGGTCTACTACAAAGCGCTTGTAAGTTTCATCGGTTTCAAGCTCAGGATTAAAGGTAATCCATATCTCAGAGCCCTCTTTACGGATAGTCGGTATCAATACATTCCAACTCATTTTGCTAGTAGTCTGCGCTTCTTCTACCCAAGCAATGTCGCAACCCTCATAGGATTTAATGTTAGCTACATTGTTTTTCAGGCCAGCAAAGCTAAACTCTGTGCCGTTTATACCCCTGATAGCTGTTTGAGTTATTTCATAGAAATTTTGCAAGCCCATTGCAAATATTTGGTCACTCAGCAGTTTGTGGACAGAATCTTTGATACTCGTTTGAAACTCACGAGCGCACAGTATGCGAGTAGCTTTCCTAGCCCCAATAATAAGCAAAGCACGAGCAACGCCCCAAGACTTAGCGCCACCACGACCACCATAAAGCACTTTGTAACGAGCAGGGTCAAAAAGGATTGAGAGCTTCTGAGGAAACTCAGCCTGTGCAATGGCTTGCTGGACATCACTCACTTGGTTTTACAAATGTTACTTGAATTCCCGTTATTGCTGTGCCATCAGGATTTTCAATGGAAGTAGCCTGTAAGGGCTTCCCATCCATCCTGTCCATAATCTCTTTGACTGCCCAGGCTTCTCCATCTTCAGCCGATTTAACCAATTTCTCAGCAATAGCCCTTAAACGCTTAGCATCCTCTTGAACTAAGACCTTTCTTAGTTCTCCAAAGAACAGTTTTCCCTTGGTAGCGTTCTTATTACCAATGGGTGCGCCTACAGAATTTATTGTGTTAATAGCCATATATTTGATTATTCTGCTTATTTTTTAAGCACATCTGCTTAATATTTAAGCATTGTTGCCTATTATTTAAGCACATTTTCAATTATTCGGCATCAATAGTTGTAACTTGCTCACCATCACCAGCCGTTCCTTCAGGAGGAAGTTGTGGTTGAGCTTGCATATGAATCTTATTGATTAATGGCGCACATTCAGCAAATGGGGCTTTTCCTACACATTGGAGGATATAGTTGATTTCTTCTAAAGTTAAGTCTAATGTCATTTTTTACCTTTCGTTGATGATTTTTTAGCGGAACGAGCTTCAGAATAAGCAATTGCTACTGCTTGCTTTACAGGTTTCCCTGCTTTTATCTCAGTTTTAATGTTTTTCTTAAATGCGGCTGGTTTAGCTGATTTTACTAATGGCATATTATTTTCCTTTTGCTGTTTTAGCTGACTCTTTAAACGCTTTGGCAGTTGGCGCACCTTTAGTTCCAGGCTTACGCATCTTCTCTACGGGTTTACCCTCAGCCTTTTCTTTAACGATTCTAGCTTGTTTTGCATGAATATTGGCATAGAGTCCAGGTTTAGTTGCCATTGGTTCTTCCTTTACTGGTGGGTTTTTAGGTTGATAAACTATCTTACGCCTTACATCAGGTGGCAATGGCTCAAAAAAGGCTACAAACCATTCGATTGCTTTTTTAAGCGCTGTTTTTTTCTTTTTCATCTTCTTCTTCCGTAAAGCAAATATCCTGCCAACTCATGACTAAATATTTGACTCCATCTTCAAAATAAGGAAAGTATTTAAGATATTCCTCGCTTTTATCGCCATTCATAGTGCCAAAGCGAACTCTTTTGCCAACTTCGATGGGCATATCTTCTCTGCGCCCATTAGATAATTTCTTGCCAGGACCTACTGCCACGACCGTTCCCATGTTTTCCACTTCTTTATTATTAACAATAAGAATCTTGGATAAAACACGAATGTCAGGTTTTACAACGATTTTGTCTAATAATGGCTTTAACTTCATGATTTTTTAGGTCTGCCAATCGGGTTTTTCATTGATTTGGATACGCTAACGGTTAAACCACTAGTAATCGATTCAATAACTAAGTTTTTAGAGTGCATGAACTCCCCGCACCAATCGTTAGGGCTTTTGTTCCTAAGTTCAGGAAACCGCCTGCAAGCGCCCATAGGCTCTTGACCAGAAAAAAATCGACAAAAACTACAAAATTCTTTATCGTTTGCAATAGCCATTTAGTTCTCCGATTACTACTTGGTTAGAAAGCCTTAGAGTTCCTTCACCTCTAGGGCTTTCGCTTTATTATTTCTGCTCTTTATCTTCAGCGCTATATGCTTTACGGTCATGGCTGTAGCAAATGCCTTCGGTGCGGCCTGTATTAAACAGTTTGTCGCTACCAGTAGCATCTTCCTTACCCATTGCTACACCACCTTTAATTTTTTCCATGCGCTCGCCTGATTTATCAGAAGAAGTAGCGGCTGGAATCTTTGCGCCTGTTGTACCGTATGTCATGTTATTTCCTTTTGCAAAAGAAGCTACAAAATGTAGCGTTGTTAATTTTATGTATATCTTAACTGATGTCAAGTAGTTTTATCAATCTAATTGCACCGTCCACAGAATCTATTCTATTAACAGCGCCACCTTGCCATTGTTCCATGAATTTTAACTGAGGCTCAGTAAATTTGCCTGTTTTTGATTTAACTTCAACCAAAACAGATATGCCTTTATATCCTATTAATAAATCAGGGCAACCTTTGCCAACTGCTGATAAATTCAATACGGTTGCGCCCAAAGACCTAAAGGCTTTTACTATATCTAATTGGTTATTATCGACTTTTTTAGGAAAAGACATTAAATTATCATGAATTAGCGTTAAGATACGCTAACTTTACATCAAATAGGGTGTTTATGCCTTTTAAATCAGCCGTTAGCGATGAAGAATTTATCAGGGTTTGGAAAGAGTTAGGCAGCCCTTCTCTTGTTGGTAAGCACTTTAGCATGAACGCAAGGTCTATGATTGCTAGACGGCAATCCCTTGAACTTCGCTACAAGATTGAATTACCTACCTTTAATTCTCAGCGAGAAGAAAAAAAGACACTTAAAAAAATAGAGCAAACCCCCCACAATGTAAGGCGGGGCATAGATATAGATAAGGTTAAGCGGGTCATAGTCTTTAGTGATGCCCATTTTACCGATACCACCACAACAGCGTTTAAAGCGTTGTTATTAATGATTAAAGAATTTCAACCTCAAGTCATTATCTGTAACGGTGATGCGTTTGACGGACAGGTTCTTAGCCGTTTTCCTTCAATTAATTACGACCAAAAACCTTCTGTATTAGAAGAATTAAAATTTTGCCAATATCATTTAGATGAAATAGTTAAACATAAACCAGCAGGATGCGAATTAATTTGGACTCTTGGTAACCACGATATGCGTTATGAAGCCTGGTTGGTTAACAAAGTTCCACAATATAGCGGAGTTGACGGTTTTAGCCTTAAATATCATTTTCCTGAATGGAAAACTTGTTGGTCATATTGGGTTGGGGAACATACGGTTGTTAAACATCGGTATAAAGGTGGCAGAATGGCAGGTTATAACAATTTAACTGCCGCAGGAAACACAAACATTATTACTGGCCATACCCATGTGTTATGCGCCAGTCCAATTACAGGCTACCAAGGCACTTACTGGGGAGTTCAGACAGGCTGTCTAGCTAATCCTCTTAGCTCAACCTTTGAATATACTGAGGACAGCCCTAAAGATTGGCGGTCAGGCTTTGTAATGCTTTCATTTGACCAAGGCAGAATGTTAATGCCAGAGCTTATTATGGTTACTGATGAAGAAAACGGTGAATTTGAGTTTCGAGGCTGCATTAATCGAGTATGAAGCTCACGCCTGAAATTTTACGGAATATGTATGCAACGCTTTACTGTTGTTATCCGTTTACAAAATGGTCAATGCCGTTACCTGAAGAAATAGAATTTATCGTTACTCTAGATACTGATGCTATGGGTACTTATTGCCACGATACAGGTGAAGATTTTGAGCATACCATTACCATTTCAGCCGCTAGATGTGGGCATATGTATACAGCCCTTTGTACGCTGGCCCATGAATCCTGTCATATGTCGTTTTATAAGCGCAAAGGCTTTAGATGGGCGCATCATTCAAAAGAGTTCAGAACCAGATGCAAACTCATAGCTACTGAACTTGGTTTTGACCCATTAGAACTGTAAACAATATTGTTTATAAAAGGTTCCCTTTAGCTACCTTTAAAGTCTTTTAGTAATTTTCTTATTCTTTTTTTAGGCCTGCCAATAGCAACTGGGAAAGTTTTTTTGGGTCTAACTGCGTACTCATCAATTGCTTTGGTAAGCATAGCAACAAGCCCCCATTGGACAAGTGTTTCAAGTCCTTTTTTGTCGAATCTAACACTAGCATCAGCCGAGCCATCTTCATTTTCCTTCAAAATCTTTACCGATATTTCCATTTTTATTCCCAAAAGTTAATATTGGTTTATCCAACGCTTCTACAGCCCGACTTAAATAAATCTTAACTTCATCTATATTTTCACCACTTACTAAAGCTGTTGTATGACCCATTGGTTTCCCAACATGGTCATAAAAAACTTCCCTAAGCTCAACCCAAGGCTCATCGCCGCCCATATTGACTAATCGTAAATTCCAAGTCATTTAATGGCAATCATATACAACCCAACATTACCAAGAGCATATCCAAAGTATGTGACAGCCAATCCAGTATTGCCTTTAAATAGCTGTTCTCCTGCAATATAAGCATAAATAACTCCTGTTAAAACAATTAACCAGCTAGACATTGTTCAGTCAATGCAAGTAATGATTCTTCTGTAACGCTATGGTGAAGTTCCCAAGCCTTTCTTCCAAGATGATGAATTCCAGCATGGAATCGATGATGAACTGGGCATAAGCCAATTGTTGGCGCAGTTGCTCGTTTTCCTGCTCTGCGGATGTGGTGTATTTCACATGGTGTGCCTGTGTTTCCCTGATGGTGGCACAAAATACATCCAAATTCCGCAATCTTTCTGAGTCGCTTTTGTTCATCTTTAGTCATTATCTGCCCATTCATACCATTGCTGATAGTAGGCTTTAAAGGAATCAAACCCATTTCCAATATGGGAACAAGTACCATTTTGATTGACTAAATAAAATTTGTCTATTTGTGTATCAAAGTCGGTATCACCATAAATGATAACAACAATAAAATTAGACATTTTTGCCATTGCTTTTAAAAGAATTTCTTGACCCTTACTAACTTTTTCGTCTGGTCGTTTCCATTCCATTACTAAAAACTTGCCTTTGCGCTCACAAATGCCATCAACATTGCTTGGCACAAAGTTAGGGTTATCCCCTATAACTCCTACAAAATCTGCATAGTCAGTATGACTAGCGTATTGATTTCGCATTAGTTTCATTAGCTATTTCCTGTAGGACTTGAGCCATTTCAACCATATCAACGGCAATTTCATACGCTCGATGATTGTTTTGATTAATCATAGAATCGTGATATTTCTTGGTTAGGCTTTGTAACACCAAATACGGCAACGAATAATCTTTCACTTTACCTCTCCTTAATTTTAGATATTTCAATATAAAGTTGTCTAAGAAGGTCATTTTCTTCAATTAACTCCCTGGTCATTTGTATTGCTTTTATTTCGGCACATTCTTGAATAAGGGCATCTATGGTTTCAGCCCATTCCAATTGCTTTTTTAATTTTTCGTCACTCATTTTTTTACTTTTTCATAATTATTTAATTGGCTGTAACCTAGCTTATAGCAAGTGCAATGCTCTGACATAATTTCCGCAACTGTTTTTACTTTGTTATTACTTTCAGATTTACTTTGTTTTAATGCTTCTATTTCAGCGTATTGCTGGCGTAGCATATCAGCGTGTTCTTTAAACACATTATCTTTATGTTTAATTGAAAGTGGTGTATCACACCAGCCTTCTAAATCATCTGCCAAATCAAGTGCGTTCATTCTATTTCTTTAATTGTTTTATAAACTTGCAAAGATACCCGTAAAACATAAGCAATATCGTTAGGGCTTAATTGACCCATTAGCTGTAGTA